ATCACTTTGCTTCTCAAACACTGCTCCAAATATATTGTATTGTTTATATAGGTAATGTGAATATTCATCCGTAATAGCAGTTAAGTATGCAGTATCATCTATCCATAATACCGAAGCATCTGCTTCAAAATAATTATCTAGTGTTACACCTAATCCAACACGTTGGCATTTAACCTCAGTGAATACAAACTTCAATATGTCAAATGACATATTATCTAGATTGTTTGATCTCTGAAAAGTAGGCCAGGTAACTGACCAAGTATTGTCACACAAATCGTTTAGTATAAAAGGGCTGTTCATTGGAATTTCAATAAAAATATTAGGTACTTCTTTTCGTCCATAATCTTGTACCCGTCAGTAATGTTGCCATCAACTATGTTCATCTTGATGCCATATTTTGCTTCTATGTAATCTTCAAAATCATATGCATCAAAGCTAGTAGTATCTGCCATATACTCTTTGCGAATCACTTTCAATGCTGCCCAATAGTCCCAGCGTTTCTTGCGTTGTTCTATGTTAGGATCATCGTCATCAAAATCTTGAAAAGGTCTAATTGTCGCCTTAAGGACAAAGGGTTTGATGGTCATGTTGAAAACTTAATCGTAAAGAACGTAGCAAGCTTTTCATCTTCTAGTGTGAGATACCATTCTTGATGTACCATACCTGGCAACCATTCTCTTTTAACTAACCAACCTTGCCCACCGATGCTATTATGTAAATAATGCATTCGTGGACCCACATTCTTAGCGAGCCATTGTTCTTCTTCGCTAGTAAGTCTATTATTGCGTAAAGCTATTTTGGTCGCCATATGTTAACAAATCAAATAGTGTTGCGTATTGTGTTTCTGGTTCCATATGAAACCCAGTGCCCCATACGACCCAAACTTTACGCTTGTATGCTTTAGTCCAAAACAAAGGAGTGTCAGATATACTTCGTCTAGGCCATATAACAAATGTTTCCATCCATGGATAGCAATCTGCTCCGTCAGTAATAATTGTGTAATCCATCTTTTTCTTCTTGTATCCATGCATATCAATATTCCAGCCTAGACTGCGGCCCCAATTTATAACCATCGCAGACTAAACCATTCGGCATCTTGTGATTTTTCAAATACATATGTTTTACTACGCTTCATATGTTTGCCGCTACAATTTTCTTCAATCCATGAATCAATGTCAATCGCATGATACCTATCCTTAAACCTACTTAAGTTTACTATAGTCCATCCAGCAGAAACCATCATGTCTGATATAAGCTCCCAGTCAATTTCTTCTGCTAGAATCTTGCTCATTCGTTCTTCTAATTCCAATTCTAACTTATGTTTAGGCTTGGTGTGTTTTTCTAAAGTCACTGATACATTAAACTGAACCATGTTGCTAACTCCTCTTTGTAAAAGATAAACTCTGTGTGTTTTGGAATATCACCGATCATACTATCCCATTTACTTTGATGAAACGCAAAATCAAAATCAACTCCTTGAACATAACCATTGTCTCTTAGTTTTTGTACTAAGTCTAAAGCTTCACTAGCATTTTTGTTAGTTAGTGTTACTTTGGTCATGTATATTCTTTTATAGTAATGTCTTGCAATATCTCTCCTGCAAATGCATACTTGAATGCTAAGTAAGCGTCCTTCAATTCAAATTGAATAATGTCATATGGATTTTTCTCTACTGCATTCCATATAACATGAAATCTACTAAAAGGTCCTTTGCTAGGATATTCTGCTGCCCACAGGTACATCTCAGTAGATACCCTATCAACTTTATATCTATAGGTGAAAAACGGTTTATTGTTTCCACCTTCACTATGAAAGTATTCCATCAGTCCCACCGTAACAAGAATAATGTTAAGTCTTCATCATTACACAAGAATATTTCACCTTGCTCTGTAATGTTATCTAACCAACGAGTTCGTTCAATTGCTTCTTGATATCCTGCAGGCCCTAATGCTTCAATGCACCAGGTACGAATCTCATTGCCATCAACTTCACCTTTGCCCTTCCAGGATACAGTGTGAATGTTTCGCTTACTACCATAATAGTGTTCTGTTTTGTGAGTGAATGGTGAAGTCATGACCACCTCAACATAAACCACTCATAGTCTTTTGCATCACTAAATCTAAATGTTCTGTCAACATTAAAGTACCATCGTGTCCATGCGTCAGTATATTTAGGTTCGGGGCCAAATTGTTTCACGCACCAGTTGAACGCTGCCTGTCCGTCTCTAGGCAGTTTTGCTTCATACCACTTAGCACGACTGAACTTATACTTGTGTTCTGACTTCATAGGTAATACAATTTCTTTGCAAAGATTATTTTGGAACCAAGTATTTAGAGTACTCTTGCCAGTCTGCTGGACAGCACTATAATACAAAGTCATTTGACCCTTTTTGAATCCACCCTCCTTCAGCCGGTCCCAGAGTGCTTGTTGGTACGGCAAAGGTTCTATACCTTCAGTTACGTTTTTAACAATCATTTCATCAACTTTATAATCATTAGAATCTCAATTTAAACCATACACAGTCTCGCTTGTATCTGAATTTTACACTAATAGTCAATACTTGTCTAGTCCAACGGCAATGTCTCTCAGGGTTATCTATATTTTTGTACAGCCATAGTACTACTTCTTTATGTACTAAATCTAGTTCAGTCTGATTATGGGTAACAATGTCGTGTATATGCCAAAAAGGATGGTCATCATCCCAGCCCCTAGTCCAATCATAGTATTCTTTGTGCAATTTTAGTTCCACAGTTCATTGTATAACTCAGGTACATAATCTTTTATGTTTTTATTTCTATATCTATCTGATTGTTCAATAAAATGTTTACCCGTCTCAATGATAGCATTGTCTAGTATCGGTTCATTTAACATTTCAATAGCATAGTCAATTGAGTTGTGAAACTCAATAGGCACCTGTTGTTTAATGTTCACTAACTTATCAATACCCTGTGTTCTATATTGTATAGTAGTGATTCTCATACTAGTGTACATCGGGTACGTAATCTTGTTTAATGCAATTCCATAGCTCATGGGTAAGCTATACTCAACTAGCAACTTATGCCAAAATGTATACACTTCGTCTAAGTGAATACAATTGAATACGCTAGGTGTTAGACTTAGCCCTATTGATACTTTGTCTTTGCTGGCCCAGTCTAAAAACTTTCTAAGGTTTGACTCTACTTTAGTCCATTTAATGGGGTAGCGTATGTAATCGTTCTTCTCACCGTATGCATCCAGTGATATGTTCAAGTCAATGTTACGGAAGTTACTCCACACTTCAAGTAAACTATCGTCTATGCCTGTCAAGTTAGTAACGTATCCTAAGTCTATATCAGCACTTCTACCCTCTGCTATCAAACGATGCAAGTATGCTAGATGGTTGTTGTTTATTGTTGGCTCTCCGCCCAAGAAAGTAATCTTCTTAAGATTAGTAAAATCATTTACTAATTCATCAACTAGTACAGGGTTATCTAAAATAGAATCATTATTATTAGTTATGCCCTTCATGTTCCATATAGTCTTCCATTCATCTTGCCACAGACTACTAGACCCTGGATTACATGTCATGCATTTACTGTTACATTTATTACCCACAGAAACATGCAGTGAATACACATCAGATGGTTTAATAACATCATCCCGAGTATCTTCTAATCCTCTGTTACTTCTATATGTATTGAACACCGTACGTAATGAGTCTGTGTCCGTCAGTTCGGCTTTTTTACACGTATTGCATTCAGAAGGCCATATCCCTGCCTTTAATTGACTACGAACACGAATTAAATTTATATGGTTTAATTTGTCGGCTAAGGACTTAACATTCTTTTCTTCTGCTACATATCCATATGCAGTGGCACAGCAAGGAGTTAATCTGCCACTGGATGTAGCATTCATTCCAGTATGAACTAGTGAACAAAATATCGGAGTCATTAATACCCTGCAAGGTCAAGTATCTCTTTTACTTGCTTCACGTTTTCAGGCTCACGATTGAACTTTATCTTCCATTGCTCGGGATTGATGTAATCAATGATGAGAGCAACTTGAGGGTCATTTAATCCATCTAAGAACTTTTTACCACTATTGCTATGATACAGAATCCACGGGCTTAACTTGCCAGTGGTAATACTATAGCAAATTCTATTAGTGTTACCATAGCGCAGTACGTCTTTGCTCAATATGTTTGATGCTTCTGCTAGAGTAAGAGTAGTCTCTACACTTCTAGCAATTGCGTCTAACGGATCTTCTGTTTTAAGATATTCAATAAGATACTTTGTGTATGTACTATCAGCACACCAGGTGTCAATCTTAATTTGATTCTTTAATAACCAATCAGTATACCGACTGATGTTAATAGCATTGATACCCACGCAGTGTGTTCCAAACTTAACAAATGCAGTATAGTAAGCACTCTTAATGAATTCTTCATACGTGCGATTTTTTGTGCTTGTGCTGTTCTTTTTATAAAACTGTAACCAAGATTGAAATCCTATGCGGTTTCCGGCTCTGTCTTTTTCAAGCCATCTATGCTTGTACTCACATATGTGTTTTGTAACAGTAGACTCACGTGCAAACGTTCGGCCACAGAACTCACAACCATAGTGAGGTACATTAGTTTCCAAAGTCTTTTTCGTATTGCTTGATTTCTTCATCGGTGACCAGTTGACTCAGTAAGTCTATATCGGCAATTTTCATTGACGGGAATTTGTTTGCGAGATACATTTTTCTTTTATGTTCCTCTACGTATGCATCAGCAAGTTCTTTCAAGTCACTATCATTTACATTAGAAGGATAGATTTTCTTAAAGTACTCTTTAATTTCAGATGCTTTTGCGTGTTCTTTTAACAGACTAACTTTTTCTTTAATCTGAGGGAGCCATGGATGAAATTGTTTTCCTTTGCCCGGGCTTGATGCACATAACATTAACCATTGAAGCTTGGGATGCTTAGATACATACTCGTTAAAGAAGTATTTGTTTGCGTTAACATCGGTGCTCATCACATAGTATGCTGAAAGGGCACTTGAGCCTTTAAGATAACTCATGTACTTTATCATCATAAATGCAACAAACTTACGCTGTTGTTCTTCGCTCAATGAATCAAACCATGCATAGTCTTTTCTGTCTAACGCATTAAGTGCATCAAACAACGGGAAGTCTTGCTTCTCTATTTTTTCATCAGCAGGGGTTGTTGCTTTTTTAGTTGCCATTAGAATGCCTGTGAATAATCTACAATCTCGCAGTTGCGACTAATTTCTTTTACAAAGTAAACACAGCGTGGTTTAGGACCATCATCAATAGGCACACACAAAAATTGCCCGTTCTTTAAGCGAGGAGCGTACCATGTAACATCGTGATAAATGTCTACTATTTCAATGGGCAAGAAACTTGGGCTAAAACTAGTCAATGGATTGAACTCAAATGAATTAAACCCTCTATCATTAATACTAGTAAGAGGTAATGTCTCTAAGTCACCGTGTTCTTTTTCACCGATGAGTATCTGCCAGTCTACTGGCATTTTGATAGTAGCATCACCTATCTTCAACACTAATGCCGGAGCACTAAATGATTCTAAAAAAATTAACGGAATATAATGGTAATCTACGTTTTGCGGGTTACTATTGTCTAGTATTGCAAAGCGGAGGTCATCTATTTCTTCCGGTAATGTTTCTAAGTTGTAAAATTCGTTGTCTAGG